GAGTCCGGTGCGGGCGTTGTGTAATGGTAAGACCCTAGCCTTCCAAGCTAGAGACGCGGGTTCGATTCCCGCCGCCCGCTCCAAGTGCCTGCGACATACTGTGCCAGACCGTGCCGCAAGACCCTAAATTATCAAGCATTTCTCCCATAGATTGTGCCATGCCGTGCCACCGCGGGATGTGACATGACATGCGGCGGCTGGTATCTTCGTTGGTAGTCATACCAACGCGAGTGCCAGCCCATGCCAGCTACCAACAAGCTATCCGCCCTTGGAATCACGAAGGCGAAGCCCGCCGACCGAACCCTCAAGCTGTCAGACGGGGGTGGCCTGTTCCTACAGCTGGAGCCGTCCGGGTCGAAGCTTTGGCGGCTGGCCTGCCGCTTCCAAGGCAAGCAGCGCACGATCAGCATGGGCGCCTTCCCCTTCGTCGGGCTGGCCGATGCCCGGGCGGCCCGCGATGCTGCCAAGGCCCTGCTGGCGCGGGGGATCGACCCGAGCGCGGCCCGGCGGGCTGCGAAAGCCCAAGCGGTAATCGAGGCCGCCCCGCCCCCGGCCCTGCCGACGTGGGATGACGTCGCGCGGGAGTACCTGTTCAAGATGCGCGCCGAGGGCCGGGCAGCCCCGACCCTCGCCAAGGCCGCGTGGCTGCTTGACCGCGCCTCTGCCGCCCTTGGCAGCCGCCCCATAGCCGAGATCGCCGCAACCGAGGTGCTGGCGCTCTTGCGCGTCGAGGAAGCGGCCCGGAAGCACGAGACGGCCACCACGATGCGCGCGCTCATGGGCCGCGTGTTCCGCTATGGCATCGCCACCGGGCGCTGCGACCGGGACGTTGCCGCCGATCTCCGGGGCGCGCTCATCGCGCTGCCACCGCGGCACTACCCCGCGATCACCGACCCGAAGGGCGTGGGCGGGCTCATGCGGGCGATCCGGGGCTATGAGGGAGATCCGGCCACGAAGGCGGGGCTCCTGCTTCTGGCCTATACCTTCCTGCGAAATGGGGAGGTGCGGCATCTCGAGTGGGGCGACGTGGGTACGGGCAAGGCGCGCATCACCATCCCGGCGCAGCGGATGAAGATGCCCCGCCCGCACATCGTGCCCTTGTCGCGGCAGGCATCCGAGGCGCTGGAGTCGATGCGCCCGATCAGCGGTCGCGGGCGGCTGGTTCTGACCAGCCTGCGCACGGCCGGGCGGGCCATGTCGGAGAACACCCTCAACGCTGCGCTGCGGCGGATGGGCTACCCGAAAGAGGTCATGGTCCCGCATGGCTTCCGGACCATCGCCAGCACCATGCTCAACGAGATGGGCTTCAACCGGGACTGGATAGAGCGCCAGCTGGCCCACGTTGAGGGCAACGCGGTCCGGGCAGCCTACAACTCGGCCGAGTATCTGCCCGGCCGGACTGAGATGATGCAGGCGTGGGCCGATCACCTGGACGCGCTGGCGGACGCCCGGCCGGAATAGGGTGAGCGGCCCGCCCGCTTCGGGGGCGGGCCGCTCCTGCCGGGCTAGGAGTCAACCCGGCTGCCCCAACGCGCCCACGCCAATAAGCGCGCTGGTATCTGGGGCGACCCGCCCACCCCCGAAGCGGGCGGGCCGCGAACCGATGGCGTCCACACGCCAATGCCTCCGCCATCGGTATCTGGTTGCGGCCCGCCCGCCCCTACACGAGCGAGCCGCGGCGCCGGGGGGAAGGACGACCCCGGGCTTTCCCCGTGGCGGGACCAGCGCCACGGGTATCGGATTCAGAAGCTGCCGTTGAGCCGGATGCGCGCCGTGGCAGCGCCCGAGCCGGCCGCGGCAATCGCCACGCCCAGCTTGACGTTGCCGCTCGCCGTCGTGGTCACGTTGCCGGTCGCCGCGTCGTGGTAGACCACGGCCCCGAGGGTGATCGCGCCGCTGGCCTTTGGCAAGTCGAAAACGCCGGTCAGGGACAGCACCACGTCGGCGCCCGAGGCGGCGGCTCCGGCGGCGATGCCGATCAGGCTGCCGGCCCGGACGATATCGCCCGAGGCGACGGCCGCCGGGGCGGCAACGGTGATGAGGTCACCGCTCTGCACATAGTTCTTCATGGTTCAGATTCCTTTCGAGGTGGCGAAGCGGACCGTGTGGGGCCGCTTGGGGCCTCCCTGTTCCGATTCAAGGGTTGCGACGTAGGCTTGCAGGCGGGCGACGTTGGCGGCCTGGTATTCGACCCGCTCGCCGTTCTGATCGGTGAACGAGGCCGCAGCCGCCCCGTCAGGAGGCGGTGCAGCGCCGCTTTGGCATCGGCCAGGATCTCGGCTTGCGTCATCACGAGCCCGGGGTGAGGTAGGCGCCGCGCCAGTCCATCCACCCGGCTCCGAAGTCGAGCCAGGCGCGATACGACATGCCGAGCGTGTTCCAAGCGTCCTGCCGCTGAATCTGGACCCCTTGGGCGGAGGACAGGTAGCCGTACTGCATGGTCGGCAGCCGGGCCGGATCGGCGAACACGTACCACGAGTCATCGGTGATGCGCGGCTCCACCATGAGCGTCAGCTTGCCGCTGAACGGGTTCACGTCTTCCGTGGCTGCGGCGTAGATCGACGCGAGGAAGGCTTCGGCCGTGGTTTCGAGTTCCGGCCCCACGAGCAGATACCGGGGCGTGACCGCCACGAGCGTTTTGCCGTCCAGCCCGGTCACGCTGCGCATGGCCTTGCGGGCCGCGTCGAGGGTCGCCACGTCGGGGTCGCCCGCCGCGCCGATGTTGCCCCGGCTGGCATCGAACACGGGAGTGCCGTCCGACAGGTCCGGGTTGCTCGTGAGCAGCGCCACCATGATGTCGGCTTCGGTGGCCGCAGCCGCCTCGCCGAAGGCCCGGGTCAGGTCGCCCAGAAGCCCGAGGTCGTCGTTGATGAGCAGTTCCCGGGTCACGTCGATCCGCCGGGCATAGGTCGCCAGCTTGAAGGACTCGCCGTTCTCGGCCCGCGTGGTGGCCGTGATCTCGCCCGACTCGGCCAGCGGCTCCAGCCGGCCGACTTCGCCGAGGCGGATCGAGGTGGACGCCTTGAAGTTCGGCAGGGTCCGCTGCCTCGCCAGCGCCTTGAGCGGCGACTGCGCGGCGGCGTAGCTGTCCAGCGCCACCTTGTTCATCGCGTTGGACACGACAAGCGGGAAGTCCGACGTGGTGTGCGCCGCACGGGTGAACACCTCATCGGCGGACAGGCCGCGCACCGACTGCCCGGCGCGGGTCAGGGCGCCGCGGGCGGTATCCAGCAGCGAGTCGGCCAGGAACGGCTTCACGTCGTCGGCCGGGGTGCCGCCCGCCATGCGCACCGCCAGGGCGTCCGACTGCCGACGGGTGAGCGTCGCCGGGTCATTGGCCGAGGCGCCGACATGGGCGCGGATGATCGGCCGGGCCGCAGCGCGGGTCTGTACCGCGTCGAAAACGGTGGCCTTCGCGGCCACGAGGTCCACGCCACGGTCGATCAGCAAGTCGGCGGTTTCCGCCGGCAGCCCGGCCGAGCGGACCAGCGCGCGGATCTCCGCGCGGCGGGTCATCTCGGCCGCAGCTGGGTCGGGTTGGTTTTCGTCAAGCATGTGGTTACTCCGAAAGTGAGCGCCAGGGTCGGCAGGGATGGGCACGGCAGAGACTTCGGTGATCGACCAGACAGCGGCCGTGCGGACGCGCTGGCGGGTTTGGGGGTCGGTGGTCTCGACCTATCGGGCGACGGTGTAGCCAACCGAGACGCCTTTCAGGGTGCCTTCGGTGATGCGCGCGACGAGCGGCGCCGCGTCGGCGGCCCGTGTGAGGCGGATCGTGGCAACCAGCCTGCCGCTGTCCATCCGGACCGCTTCGACAGTGCCGATCACGTCGCGGCCGGAGCCCTGCCGGTGGCCGTCCAAAAGCGGCGCGCCGATCAGCCCGGACGCGTTCAGCCCGGCCGGGTCGAGGCGTTCCAGATAGGCCCCCTGCGCATCGCGACGGGCCACGTCGGCGAAGGTGGAGATGGTCGCTTCGATGGTCTGCGCCTCGGGATCGAAGCTGGCGGGGGCCACGGTGGCGGCCCGGGTGCGCACGTCGTCAAGCATCGCTGCCCCCCGTGGTGAAGTTGAGCCCGAGCGCCGCTTCGCGCTCGCGGTCGGCCGAGATTTCCGCGTCTAGGTCGGAAACGTTCCATCCCAGGCTGGCGACGGCCTGCCGCCGGGACGTCAGCCCCATTTCCAGCTGCGCGCGGACCGCAGCCGCATCTTTCAGAGGGTCCACCTGCATAGGCCGCGGGGGCAGCCATTCGGCCGCGAAGGCCGGCGGCAGGTCGGGCAGGTCGAGCCGGTCGGCCAGCCACTCGTGGGTCACGACGCGGCGGAACAGCGGCGCGAGCATCTGGGGGATCACGACGTGGTACTGGAATTGCTCCACCTTCGCCCTGAACGGCAGGAGCCCCGCCCGCAGGCTGGAATAGTTCGCGCCGGTCAAATCCCCGTCGAGAAGGTGCCGGGGCAGCCCGAGGCCCGCCGCCAGTTGCCCGAGGACCAGCTTCGCGAAACCGACTCCGTCGGAAGCCTGTTGGGGGGCTGTGAATCTGATGTCGGTCCCGGGCGGCAGGATGCGCACGACTCCCGGCTCAATCGAGATGTCCGCCACATCACCGGCGGCTTCACCGAAAGGCGCGGCCTGCCCCAGCTGAGTGGGGTCCACCACGAAGCCCGCGAACATGGCTGCCGTCTTGGCCCCCACGAGCAAGGCATCTAGCAGCGCGTCGAGATCGGCAGCGCCGAGCAGCACGGGGGCCAGCCAGGACACGCCGCGGACCTGCCCCGGCCCGAGCGGGCGCATGAGGTGCAGAACGTCCGCAGCCGGGACGCGGATCGACTGGTAAGAGCCCGGAAAGAGGTCAGTCGGCCGCTGCGGGCGGACGTGGTAAGCCACCCGCTGCCCGGCCGCGTTGAACTCGATTCCGGCCGCGACGTAGGCCCCGCCCTGCAATTCGCGCGTGTCGCTTTCGTCCACGAACTCGGCCGGGATTTGCCGCAGCCTCACCCCGTCCGGTCCTTCTTCGATCAGGGCGAAGGATTCGCCATCGACCAAGCAGGCCCGCACCATCTGGGCCGTGAGCCCGTGCAGATCGGTGCGCCCCTCCGCGTCCATCTGCGCCGCAGCGGCCTTCCACGCGGCGTCGATCAGCGGGCGCAGGGCCGTGTCGGGATGGGCGCTGGTGGCCTCAATCCCGGCCCCCACGGCCTCGGCAACCCAGGCGTCAACCGCATTCCGGAGGTAGGAGTTGTTCGAGTACCCGTGGCGGGCGCGGCTGCGCACCGGGGCCGCCGCCGCGAGGGTCTCCGGCCCGGTGGAGCCGAAGGCGCCGAACGTGGAGGCCCGCCGCCCGCCCGCCGCCGCGTCGAAGCGGCGGACGTGCTGCGGAGCCGGGGCCGCGCGGCTGAACAGGCGGGACAGCAGACTCATGGTTAAAGGCCCCGCTTCTTGAAGATGACGGATGACGCTATCTGCGCCAAGATTTCGTCCAGAACGACGATGTGGCCGGACTGTGGCGACTCCCCCGGCAGGACCGGGGCGCCGTTGCCCAGCGCCTGGGTCGAATCCCCGCTGCCCCGCCAAAGGCTCGCCACGGTGCGGAATTCGCCGGTCAGAGCGTGTCGCCGGTGATCGACGCGGAGTGTCCAGCCTCTGCCCGTCTCACAAAAATCCTGCAAGATGAAGCAAGCCGGGGAATAGGGCCTCGCCGGATCAACCGGGCCAATCGGCTCCGGGTCGCCCGGCTTCCGTTCGGGCTGTTCGTCGGTGAGATACCAGCGGTTCAACCGCAGGACCGCAGCATCAAAGACGGCGGAGTCTTGAAAACCTGCGTTCCACAGGCGCAGCACTACGGCTGCGGTCACGCAGTCGCCGGGCCGGTAGACCCAGACATGCGCGCGGGTCGGGCCAGTGGATTCGGTTGGATGCGGCTCCGGCTCCAGCCATCCGTTGCGCTGGGTCATGTTCAGCACTTGCTTGGACACCTTAACCATGTCGTCAGACGGGTGCGCCACAGCCCGTGTGACGGCCATCCGTTTTAAGAACGGTGTCGAATACATACTTGGTGCCCCGTCTCTCCAGCTTCCCCTGAATATTGACATGATTCCCTGCACAAGGCAACTACGGACTCCGATTGAGTCAGGAGATTTTTTGAGGTAGGGTTCGCCATCGGGCTCTGATCGGCACCGATTCTTGCGCCAAAGGCCCGGGCGGCACCGCTGCCCGGGTCCACCCCCCTGCATCCCCAAAAGAAGGAGGACCTGAAATGTCTCTGCCCATGCTGCCGAGTGTCGGGAAACTCGGCTCCCGCGGCTCCGTCGGCTTGAACCACATGCGATACTCGCGCCGTGACCGCCGCCGCGCAGCGGCTGCCGAGATCCGCGCGTGGTCGATCAAGCTGGCGCGGTCGCAAGGCCAGACCGGCCCCGAGGAAACCTTTAGATTCTCGCCCGAAGATGTAGCGCTAGGCGAGATCGCGGCGGCCCGGATCCGGGCGAAATGGGGGCTTCTGTGAATCGAGACGACCCGACCCTCGCCGACCTTGCTGCGCTGCCGATCTGGGCCGCGCGCGGCGCACCCGAGCGCGTGACGAAGGAGCGTCGCGCGCCGATCAACCCGCGTTCCGGCGGCTTTGCCAGCATCACCGACCCCACGACCTGGGCGGTCCGGGCAGCGGCCGAGGAGTGCGCGGCGAGGTTTCCCGAGAAACGGCAGCCGGGCGTCGGGATCATGCTGGGGACCGAACACGCCCCCAAGGGCCTGACCCGCGCGGGCGTGGACATGGACGGCTGCCGGGACCCCGAGTCGGGGGAAATCGCCTCGTGGGCGGCCGCGGTCGTCATGCAGTTCGGCACCTATGCCGAAGTGTCGCCGAGCGGCACGGGGCTTCACCTGATCTTCTACGCCCGGGTTGCCGATGTTGAGGCGCTTCGCGCGGCGAAAATCCTCAAGCACGGCCGTCAGTTTTCTCGGGGTGAGCATGTCGAGATCTCCCCGTTCTTCGGGGCCAAGTTCCTGACCGTGACCGATGAGGTGCACGGCGATGAGGTGATGGACTATGCCCGTCTGCGGACCGTGGAGCGGGACACGCTGGAATGGCTTCTGAATGACTACGGCCCCGCCTTCGCAGCCGCAGGCAGTCGCAGTGGAACGGCTGGGCAGCGCGACGAGTCGGGCAGCGGTTACGGCTTCCGGGCGGACATGGCCCACATGCGGCGAGGGCTGGACGACGACCAAGTTGCAGAGGCGATGGAAGCCGATGAGGCCCAAGCGGGCGAATGGTGGAGCCGCGCCGATGACCGGCAGCGGAGGCGGACGATTGATCGCGCCCGCAAAGAGGTTGGGCCGGTAGGCAGCAACCGCGCCGTTCCCGACTTCGACCCCGACGGCGACGCAACCCACGACGGGCTGATTAAGGCTTTCGAGAAGAACCATGCGGGCGAATTGCTGTTCGACCATGACCGCGGCGGATGGTTCCGCTTCGACGGGGTTCGCTGGTGCCCCCAACGGACCAAGCTGGCGCTGCATTACGCCCGCGAGGTGTCCATCGGCATGGCGGAGCAAGACCCGAAGGCGAAGCAACTGCGGACCGTCCCGACTTGGGAAGCCGTTGAACGGGGCGCGCGAACGGTCCGGGACTTCGCGGCGGATTCGTCCTGGTGGAACACTGATCCTTGGCTCTTGGGCACCCCCGGCGGCACCGTGGAGTTGAGGTCCGGGCAACTGCGGCCCGCCGATCCGGCCGACTATATCTCAAGAATCACGGCTGCCGCCCCGGTGCCGCTCGACAGCTTCGAGCCGAAGCGCGATTGCCCGCAATGGCTGGCGTTCCTTGACCACGCTCTTGCCCACGATGCGGCCGCGATTCGCTTTTTGCAACAGTGGGCAGGCTACAGCCTGACCGGCGACACGCGGGAACAGGTCTTGCTGTTCATCTACGGTGAGGGCGGTTCGGGCAAGGGCACGGCGATCAACACCATCGCCGCGATTCTGGGCGACTACGCCATCGGCGTTGCCACCTCCACCTTGACCGCGAAGAAGTACGACGCCCACGCGGAGGAAATTGCCCGGCTCCACGGGCCGCGCATGGCGATTGCCAGTGAGACGGAAAAGGGGAGCCGGTGGGCTGAGAACCGCATCAAAAGCATGACCGGACAGGACCGGCTGACCGCCCGCTACATGCGGGAGAACAGCTTCGACTTCACCCCACAGTTCAAGCTGACGATCTTCGGAAACAATGCCCCGAGCCTCTCCGACGTGGACTCCGCGATCCGGCGGCGCTTCATGATTTTGCCGTTTACGCAGAAGCCCGCAAAGGCCGACACGGAGTTGGGCGACAAGCTGCGGGCGGAATGGCCGGGCATCCTGACGTGGATGATCCGGGGTTGCCTCGATTGGCAGGCCAACGGAATCGTGCGGCCCAGTATCGTGCAGGCGGCGACCGAGGACTACTTCGCCGCCCAGGACGTGTTCGCGCAATGGCTGGACGAAAAGTGCGAGGTCGCCCCGGGCTTGGCCGCGACAACCGATCAGCTGTTCGAGTCGTGGTCGTTCTTTGCCCGTGTGGCTGGCGAGGAACCGGGCACCCGCAACAAGACGTTCCCGGAGAGGCTGCAACAGCGGGGTTTCGAGTCGATCAGGGACCGAGCCGGAATCCGAGGGCGGGGCTTCGCGGGGCTGCGGCTGCTACCCAGAACGGTGAGCGAGTTCGATGACCTTGTATGACCGGAACCGACGCAACCGACGCAACCGACGCAACGGAACCGCTAACCCATTGAAAACGCTTAATCTGCGTCGGCTGCGTCGGTTCATCCATATCTATCGCCACATGCGTGCACACGCACACACGCATACACACACATGGAGGGGATATGGAGCAACCGACGCAACCGACGCAACTCCCCCGCCGTGGGCAGATGGGGCAAATGCCCCGCCGTGGGCAGATAGGGCAAATGCCCCGGCTGACTCCGCGAAGTTGGGAACCGGCCAGGTCCACGAAGTGGCGCAGACCAGAACCGGCCAGCTTGGTGAAGTAGCGCAGACCAGAACCGGCCAGCCCCATGAAGTAAGCCCGGTGCAACCGCCCCGTGGTGCAACCGCCCCCTGGTGCAACCGCACCATCCCGGATGCCGCCCGGGCACCGGCCCCCGTGGTGCAACCGCACCATCCCGGGTCCTTCCGGGCCGGCGGCGGCCTCCGGGGGGCGCTGAGCGCGTTCCCCGGCGCGTTGCGAATAATTCGCAATTGCAGTATTCTTGGCCCCGGCCCTGTCACAGGAATCCGCCATGCTTGACGATGCAGACTACCGCGACCTGATCGGCGACCTGCCCCCGGCCCCGGTCCCGTCCCCGGTGGCCGATGACCTTGTGACCGCGCTTGAACTGGCGACCTGCTTGGGCGTTCGCGACAGCCTCGTGACCGATCTGGCCCGCAACGGCATCCTGCCCCGCGTGGGCGGCAGCCGGGCGCACCGTTACCCGCTGCGCCAAGCCGTGCGGGCCTACTGCGATCACCTCCGCAAGGGCGGCCGGGGCCGGTCGCAGACCACTCCCGAGATGGAAGCCGCCAAGCTGGCCTTGACCGAGGCCAATGCCGCCAAGGTGCAGTTGCAAAACGACCGTGCAGCCGGGCGGCTCCTGGACGCGCAGCACGTCCGGGCCGAATGGCTGGCGCTCGCCGCAGACCTGCGCAGCCGCCTTCTGGCCGTGCCGGGCCGCGTGGCCGCGCGCTTGAGCCTGGACCGGCCCACGGCCGCCGCCCTTGACCGCGAAATCCGGCTCGCGATGGCCGATCTGGCGGCAGACAGCCCGGAAACCGCCAGGGGCAGCGGGGAACCCCCGGATTTTGAGGCAGGGCAGGCCGAGTCCACCAGCCCGGCTACCCTAGGTGCCGAAAACGGAGATGCCGCTGTACGAGGCTCCTATGCAGTCTGAGGCCCTATCCCGGAATCGGACGGAATTTCTGGCCGCGCTCGCCCCGCCGCCCCGGCTGGATTTCGCCGACTGGATCGAAGCCACCATCCGCCTGCCGGGCGACGTGTCGGCGCAGACCGGCCCCATGCAGCTGACCCCGGTGCAGCGCGGCATCGCGGATGCCATCGGCGACCCCGAGGTTGAGCGGGTGACCGTGGTCAAGCCCGTCCGCCTCGGCTACTCGACCCTGTTGGCCGCCTTCATCGCCTACCACGTGGAGAACGACCCGGCCCCGATCCTCGCCGTACAGCCGACCGAGTCCGACTGCCGGGGGTGGATGGTGGACGACCTGGAGCCGATCTTCGGCGCTTCGCCCCGGCTCCGGAACCTGTTGGGCGTGGAACACGACCCGAGCGGGCGCAGCACGATCCTGAGCCGCCGCTTTCCGGGCGGCAGCCTCAAGCTGGTGGCCGCCAAGGCCCCGCGCAACCTGCGGCGGCACAATGCCCGGATTCTTGTACTCGACGAAATCGACGGGATGGAATCCGGCGCCGAGGGCAGCCCGATCACGCTGGCCGAGCGGCGCACCCTGTCCTTCCCGGACCGCAAGATTCTGGCCGGGTCCACCCCCACGCTGGAAGATACCTCCCACGTCCTGCGGCTCTACCGCGAGTCCGATCAGCGTATTTTCGAGATCCGCTGCCCGGACTGCGGCGGCTTCCACGCCCCGACCTGGAAAGACATCATCTGGCCCGAGGGCAAGCCGCAGGAAGTCGCCTACCTGTGCCCCGACTGCGGCACGGTGCAGCCCGAGACGCGCAAGGCCGCGATGGTGGAGGCGGGCCGGTGGCGGATCACCCGGCCCGAGGTGAAGGGCCACGCGGGCTTTCGCACCAACGTCCTGGTCTCGACGCTTCCGGCCGCCAGCTGGGGCAACATCGCCCGCGAGTTCCTTGCGGCGAAGGCTCACCCGGACCTGTTGCAGTCCTGGACGAATACCCTCATGGCCGAAGGCTGGCGGCAAGCGGGCGAGGAACTGAACGAAGCCGAGATGCAGGGGCGCGCGGAGCCCTTCGGCCTGGACCGGCTGCCGCCCGAGGTGCTTGTCCTGACGGCGGGCGTGGACGTGCAGCATGACCGGCTTGAGTGCCTGACGCTCGGCCACTCCGCGACCGAGACCTTTGTCCTGGACTACCGCGCCTTCTGGGGGCCGGTGAACACCGCAGAGGCCCCGTGGGCGGATCTCGACGCCTTCCTTGCTACCCGCTTCCCGCACCGGCTGGGGGGCGCTCTGGGCTTCGACACCATCGCCGTGGACAGCAGCGACGGGCACACGATGGACCGCGTGCTTGGCTTCACCGCCCCTCGGCTGCACCGCCGGATCGTCGCCATCAAGGGCGCAGACGGGCAGCGCCCGGCCATCCGTATGAGCGCCACCAAGGGGCACAAGCTGTTCATCGTGGGCGTGGACGGGGAGAAGGCGCGGCTGGCCGAACGCCTCAAGCGCGGCCGGTCGATCCGGTTCAGCGATGCCTTGGACCGGCGGTTCTACGAAGAACTCGCCAGCGAACGGCGGATCGTGCGATACGCCCGCGGCGTCCCCACGGCGACCTGGGAGTGTATCCCGGGCCGCAGGGCCGAGGCGCTGGATTGCTTCGTCTACGCCTCTGCGGTGCGGGGCTCGTGGGCGTGGACCTGACCGCCCGGGCGGACGAACTGGCCGCGCTGGCGGCGCCTGCGGCGCGCCCGGTGGTGGCCCGGTCGAAATGGCTTGATAGTTAGCAATGATCTTCCCATGAGTAGCGAACTACGGTACCAAAACGAAACGAAAAGGCGGGTGAAAGCACGGTGAAGCCCTTGGCATCGCATCGTTAACTTACTACATCGGAACGCGAATGGGGCAACAGCAATGGCTAGGGTCGCCGATGATCTTTGACGAACTGGACTTTTCCAAGCTTCCGGCAGGTCGCGAAGCCGCATTGGTCGAATACGTGAAGGCGCTTAGCCAAGAGTATGCACTAAAGGTGCAGAATGACCGGCGCGCTTATGCGGATCAAAACGGAAACTATGAAGGCTCCTTTGAGCCGGAGCGATCATTTGTGACAGCTATCCTCGCGTTTTTGGATGAGTATGGCATTGAGTCTGATATTCCCAACATTGCTGAATTGTCGAACTCAGACTTCACGGCGCATTTTGGCATATTCAAGTCCAAGGTTGAGTATTTGGTTGTGCGATTCAGCCTTCGACAGCGCCGAATAGAAGCCGGAACCATCGGGACACTAATCAGCTTCGAAGCGACTTACAAAGGTGAGATCGGCAAACTCCTTGATACAGTCAGGAAGATTGTAAATCAGGAAGTACAAGACGTAAAGAAGCGGGACAATATACTTGGCAAAATCGCAAGCTTACAATCTGAGGTCGATCGAGACCAAACCACAGTTGACGCGGTTTTTGGGCGTATGCTTGATCTCACTAAGGTTATCGGTCAGTCGGCCAACAACCTAGCCCCCCTTATGGATCAGTTGGAGCGACTAAAGAAGCTCCTTTGGGACAGGTCAGAACGCGTCGAGCAACTGCCGAAACCGGACCGGCCAAAGCTTATCACAAAGGACGAAGGGCGCGAACCGCCTACGTCGGATGATGATATTCCTTTCTAGCTGGATTCGTCGCACCCGCTTATACTTATTGACAGTTGGTAGATGTTGGTAGGCTTGCGCTACCAACAACTCCTAAGCTACTGATAACGCTTGACGAGTGGTTCCCGCCGCCCGCTCCAGCCTTCCCGGCCGCCCGGTTCAGACGACTGCCGCGGACGCCGATCGCCGCAGGGAGCGCGGGTCGGCCAGAGGCC